TACTATTTCCATTCCACTTAGTGCATCAGAAAGATCTCTTGGCATTGCTGAAGGTGCTTTAATTAAATTAGGGCTATCCTGTACTAAACTTTCTCTATATTGCTTCTTTACAGAAGAATAATCATGGACCTCTATGTCTCCAAACGCTGCCCTTGTCAAGCTAATTGCGTTATATATAGATCCGCAAACAGCATCGGCTAAGTCCTTGGATCCCTTTCTTGGGTGGTCGACCTTGTCACGCATAATTCTTAACTCTAGTAATTCGTCTACAAGCAATGGGATGTGCGGGCCATTAAGTCTTTCCTCTAAAACAACCATTGCCATATCATCATAATGTTTTTTAGATACAGATAAAGTTTCAGTATTTATTCCATACTGTTTTAGCTGCTGCATCATATCGTGAGAGTTCCATCGGTCAAACGTGCATATCCTAATATTAAATCCTCTAGATCTTAAAGATAATATATAATCTCTTACTTCTGTAAAGTCTACTGACTTATCTGAAGTAGGCGTCCAATACATCACAGCATCCACCTTAACTATTGGTGCTGGCTGAGAATAAGTGTCAGTAACTTTTACGCTAACAAACTTTTCAATGTGAGCCATTGATACAGCACAATGGTCATGCTTTTGTGCTAAGTCAACATGGATAAAGTATTCTTTATCTTCTTCTGGCTGAAACCATTCTTCAAACCTTCCAAAACCATCTACGGCTACTGAAAGGTCATTAAATGCCATCTCTACTTTTTCACGAGATTTAAAGAAAGCATCAATTGCTTCTGGTGGCATGCAGGCAAATCTTCCTAATGCATCTGTTACGTCTCTATAGAATGCAATTTTAAAATCCTCAATGCTTCTTGTAGGATTAACTTCCCAGGTTGGCCTACGTATAGCATAAACTCTAGGATACTTATATGAAACAATTTGATCTTCATCCCAGAAAATTTCAAACTCATTGCCAACTGTATTTTCTGGCAATTCTGGATCCAGCTTAAACTTATGCGATCTAGATATAACTTCTTTCTCCGATATAATGTCGTCGTATCTTTGCTGAATGTAGTCATTCTTAAATCTTGGGAAAGACAGAAGGATTACTTTGCCATAATCTGGAAAACGAGAATCCACAGATGCCCTGTACATGTCATAAATTCCGCTTGCAGTCTTTGCTTGATCGTGACCACTTGTGCTGTCTAGAGCAAAGCCAGAAATTTCATCGAGCACTGCAACTAGTACGTTATAACCTTCAAAAGCTTCTCTTTCTGAGTGACCAGAATACACTGTAACATTCTTGTCAAACTTTATTTCTGAAGCTTTTTCAAAATATTTGCCAGCAAACCACGGTGAGTGTGTTACTCTATTCTTAAACCCCTTAAAAAAAACATTGTTTGCCTGCTGAGCGTTAATAGCAATATTGATAATATCTATAGAGTCGCCAGGAGGCTTTCCGTAATATGATGCGGGGTCTTTAAGGCACAATAGTAAATATACTATATAGGCAACAGATATAGTAGAACAATAATCTTTACCGCTACCTTTACCTAATTGTGCAACAACTTCATTGCACGTCTGCCTGTATCTTAAGGAACCTTCTGATTCACCAAACAGCTTTATAAGAGTTGACTCTTTATATATCTGAGATGATTTTTCTATAAGTGTGTATTGGTGCTCAGATAATCCTGGCAACCCCAAGTAGTTTTTGTCTGTTACAAAAGTTCTAAGGTCTACTGGTCTTTCATCAAACTCTTCACCATCCAAGATGTCAATGAGATCATTAAAATCAAACTCCACTGACTTCCTCAATAATCTCTATAGGCTCAACAATTCCAGTGATTTGAGATAAACGTTTAGCAACTTCCATCTTACACTTTGGGCAGGACGCAGTTACTTCTTTCAAAATTCTAACTAGTACTTCTTGCTTTCTTTCTGACTCTGCAATCTGCCCAGCAAGTTCTGCATTGTCAAGTAGCCCGACTTCCTGAAGCATTCCGATTCTTTTTCCTTCTATATCGGCAATTAACTTAAGGGCACCAGACTTAACGCTAAGCTGACCTGCTTGATCTGCATCTTCAACTGTTTTCCATGCTTCTTTAATAAGCATTGCATAGTGTTGATCCGCACCAGAGATGGCCTCCTTAGCACGTTCACGAGCCGATGTGTCATTGTGTACGACATTCTTCCACTCATCTATCAAGCCAATAACTTCTGCCCTCTTAAGGCCCGTCAGGGTAGCAATCTGTGTGGGGTTGTTTCCCCTAAGTAGCTCTTCGACTACTTTATTCATGCGATCAAAATGATCAGCTAATTCAATTTCCATATGACTTTATTATACTTCTAGTCGACTGAAATAGCAAATTCCTTTGCAACCTTTAGCAATATTAGGTAGCCAATTAGATCATCAATATCATTATCTCCTGGATATTCGGCACCTTTAATTAGTCTATTTAGTTTATCATCAATACGGACGTATAACTGCTCTTTTGGTCCCGCCTTCGAAAATATTCTAACTGGCTCCAAGGCTGAGTTCCCGTATGCAATATTCTTTTTAATTAGCATGTGAGCAATTTCAAGACAGGTGGACAAGATTTCTTTTCCAGCTTCGGTTCCTACGGTAAGCAAATATAGATCGTCGTACTTAAATTCTTTTGAATCTTCAAATACTGGAGTTAAGCTCATTTAATTAAACCTTTTTCTTTTAAAGCTCTATATATGGTCATAACCGTTACGCCACATTCGCTAGCAATTTCTTCCATACTTTTTCTTTGGATAACATATCTTCTATGCAACCAGTCTTTATTCTTGTACAATTTCACCTCTTTGTCAACACTTCATTGGCATAATACGCAATACCAAAACTATCAGCTACATCAAAATCTATAACGCTTAAACCATATTTTTTATTAAAGTAGTCTGCGGTTCTTTGCTTTCTCATATTACGTAACTTATTCTTATACCATGAGTCTGCATACCCTGGATTCAATACCCTTATTGCTTCCTTCTCATCTTTGGTTGGGTTCTTATTTCCAATATGAGCCTGCCAAGCGCTTGGAGAAATAGTAATCACGGAAGCACCAGTAGACATAAGCTCGGCAATAACAACACCATAGACATAAGATAATTTTATCACAGCATCTGCAGATCTGACAAGTATTGCGCCCTCTACTGCTATGTAGTCTGACTTTAACTCATCAAGCATCAAAGCTGTCTTTACTTTAGCGTCATATATTTTTTCATATATGTCATTGCCAACTATATTTATCTTGCCCCATTTGACTGGCTTGTTGTTTTCAATTAAACAGAATGCAACAGACGATGTTGAAGCATCTATGCCTAGCACCCTGTTTGCTTTTGTTTTAGCTAATTTGGCCAGAGTCATTTAGCATCCTTAACACTCTATCTTTATCTGAAGTTGAAATGCTTTTTTCGCACTTTGCACATATAAAAGAAGAATTATATCTACTTAAGCTAGAGTTACACTTCTTGCAGTATCTTTTTTGACCAGATCTAATAGCCTTTTTTTCATAGTATTTCTCCATTATTTTTTTATTGGTTGCGACCCTGCAGCATTCATCTGAACAATACTTCTGGTTGTGAGTTTTTGGAGTAAACTCTTTATCGTTTAAACAATCAGAGTTGGCGCATATCACAGTGTTGGTACCTTAAATCTTTCTATTTGAACTGTACCAGTCGGAGTATCCTTTGAGTAGCATTGCTTTTTGATTGGGCAGTATGTGCAAGGCATCTTTGTTTTCGTGGCACCCTCTGGCTTCATTGGAAGGTCACCGTCCTTAAAGTTATCCCAAACTTCACGCATCCAAATAAAGGTGTCCTCGATGATCTTTTTATTTCTTTCATTCATTGATACTGGGATAATCAATATCTCTTGAGTGTTCTTGTTTTCATAAAGAAAGAAGCCTTCTTTTGCATCCTTAAGCTTCATATATGTCAAAAGTTGCAACAGGTGGTTTGCAGATGGGCTCATCTCAGCCTGTCTTGCATCCCACACTTCCTGCTTAGCAGTTTTAATTTCACCAATTACAGTCTCGCCTTCATATTCCATAATTAGATCTATAAACCCTCTAATAGGAGGATACTCATTGATAATCTCTTCTTCTTCCGCTTTCCACTGAGGCATAGTTTTAATTAAGTTCTGAAGCCTTTCGTGAGCCTGCGTTCCCTGAGCCATGTTTGCAACTGCAACCGCATCATTGTTATCAATAAAAACAGCTCCTGAAAAAGCCATGTACCAGTATCTAGGGCATGTTCCATGGCCATAACCAAGTGAGCTTGGACTAAAAGACTTCTTGGTCATCTCTCCGTCTGCTCTTTTAGTATTTTTATATGACTCATCTAGCATTGATGCAAAAAGCTCTGGGTCAAAGAACTTACCCGTGTGCTTCTTAAACTTTAAATTTTTAACTATGTTTCTACCCATTACAAATTATACCTAACGACATACTTAAGTGCATCTACAAGTTTGTCTATGGACTCCTTTGCTGAATAATATATATTCTTCTTATTATTATTTGTTGTGCCAGCTTTGTCTTTTGCTATTGTTGAATAGTATGATGCCATCATTGCAAACTTAGTAGACATAGCCTGAAGCTCTATAATAAGCTGTGGTGCTTTTGCAGCAGGAACATCTGGGTTTAACAGCAGCTTTACAATAACAGCCAATGCTCGATCCAGCTGAGCATCGTTCATGTATTCGTGAAGATCGTTGAACTCAGTTATAGAATTAATTAACTCTAGTGTATTTTTATCCTCTGTCATTTTTAATCTTCTTATCCCACCTGTCCATTAGAAGACCGACTCCGTACCCAAGTACGAAGCCGATCATTATTCCATAGGTCAATAATAGCATTAAAAAGGAACCTCTGCATATGTTTTGTATGATGGGAAATCATCATTTGCTGCAGGCTTATTCTTAGAAAGGCTGTAAGATGTAACAGAAATTGAGTCAGCATTAATTTCGTAAGAGCTTCTCTTTACGCCATCTTTATCTGTCCAGGTGTCTTCAAAAATCTTTCCGACAACGACAACTTCCATACCCTTTTTAATAACAGACTTTGACTGCTCTGCAAGTGTGCGCCAAGATTTTACTGTCCACCAAGAAGTGTTCTTGTCTTCCCACTCGCCAGTCACATCATTCTTAACACGATCATTGGTTGCTACTCTAAATCTAAGACCGTTTGATCCAACAGATTCTGGTTCACTGCCAACTCTTCCTACGATTGTAATAATTGGATTAGCCATTTTTATTTTCCTCCCAAAATGTAATCAGCTCTTCTAAAACTGACCACTCTATGATTCCAAGACGGACCTTGGAATCCCCACCGATAATTATTTTAAGTGCTGGGTGCATGTCCCTGCTAACCTTAAAAGTATCTGTACAGATTTTAGCCCATACATCTTTGTTTAAAGTAAATGACGATTTTGCTTCTTTATAGTCTACGACAAACTGCTTCCACTTAGCGTCACCTTTTTGATAATCACCACGGCCACTATTTTTTTGTGCCTTAGCGCCATCTCTTTTTACCTCTGCTCTTTCAGACATTAGTTGAACTTGTGCCTTGTCTCATGTCCATTAGAACATGTCCAATACATTTCTAGAGTTACTTGGTTAAAGTTATAGAAAGGAGCATAGAGATCACACTTACTGCATGGTCTGACTTGCTCTATTCTTTCTACTCTATCATCACCAATGTTTTTAGGCTTAGAGGTAAAAAACTCATTAATATCTGGCATCTATATCCTTCTTTAAATTCTCTAGCACGTCTTTATTGTCACGAAGATATTGGACAGCCTTTGCTCTACCCTGGAATCTTTCTTTATTAATTGTATACCAGGCTCCACCTTTTTCAACTGCCCCACACATTTCTGCAACGTCTAGAGTTTCTCCAACGTAATCTATACCAAGAGCTTCCCCTTGGTAGTAAAAATCGTATTGTCCCGATAGATTTGGGGGGCCGACTTTGTTGTAATCAACAATCCAATTAACTGGCCTTCCAACTCTTTGCTCAATAATTTTGTCACCAACTTTAATGCCTGCTTTAATAGCATTAGCCTCAGCTTCAGAAGACCATAGCTTAATGACGGTTGAAGAGAAGAACTTAACTGCCATGCCACCTGTGGGGATGTGACTAGCATGCATAGATCCAAATTGATTTCGTTGCTGTGAGATGAGAACAAGTAGTGTGTTTTTGTTTGCATAATTTAACATCTTGACTGCGTGAGTCATATCCTTTGCTTCTGCGCCGATTTGCTTTGTATCTTGCAAATCCTTCATTTCATTACCATCTTTTTCAAAATAGATTGCTGGAAGAAGTGCTGATATGGAATCAACTACAATTAAATCTACCCCAGCTTCCATTAACTTTGTTGCCACATCAACCATGTCATTGACTGTTTTGGCTGGAGAGTAAATGAGCTCTTTAGAGTTTACCCCTAACTTCTCGGCCCACTCTGGATCATAAGAGTGCTCTGCATCAATCCACGCACAAGTCTTTCCTTCTTTTTGCGCTAAAGCAATCATTTGCAAGCAAAACGAAGATTTTCCTGCTGATTTATTTCCCCACACCAGTATCTGTCTGCCGTAAGCAAACCCACCATTTAATGCAAAGTTCAATCCAATACTAGGAGTTGGCTGCTTTTCTATTTGAATGTCAACAGCAGATTGAACCCTTGCTCTAGTCTTTGGGTCAAGCTTGGCTAAAATATCATCTAATTGAATATCCATGCTAATTAATTATTAGCCAATTCTTCAGCAGACTCTAAACTCTTAGGCTCTAGCTTAAATTCAAATGACAATGACTCGTCGTTGTAAGAAACTGAAAGCTGAGTGTCTTCGCTATTAGACTTAACAAAAGCTTCTGTTGGGATCTCAATAGATCCAATTTGATTCAAAATAGCAACCAGAACTGTGGTTGCATTCATTGTCTTAAAAATATCTTCTTTGTTGTCCATCACTTTACTTCCTTAACCATAAGTGTTCCATCTTCTAAAGTTTTTAGAACTGGCTCGCACACCATTCCCTCTCGCATTTTTGCCAACGAAAGTGGGTACATGCTTGAGAATACAATTGCTCTATTCAAATTTTTATCTTTATCTGACATAACTAAGTGCGCCATAGTTTTTCCAGCTTTTGTTTTATATGGTGTATAGCTTATCACAAACCTCTGATTTTCGTCAATAGGGTACGATTGTGCGTACAAGTATTTAACAAAAGCATCTTCTGAATCTTTATTAATTAAATCAACTTCAACGTATCTAGATATTCGGTTATCCCCCACAAGGACAAAGTACATTTTATTTGTCTCTATTTTTGTTTGCTCAATATCAAATAGCCCTACTGATCCGCTTTCATCCACAAGCTCAATTCTCGACCAGCCATTACCACGCTTTATGCTCTTTGCCATGCCGAACATTACAAAAGATCCAAGCTCTTCAAACTCGTCAATCGGTCTAGCCTGCGCTTTAATCTTTGGATCTAAGTTAGAAAGATTAAAGGATGGTATTCCTAAAAATTCGTAATAAGACTCGGCTTCTTTGCCGCTTCTAGGGTTATCATCAAAAGCAGCACCGCCAATAGAGTTAAGAGAAGAAATGGCCCTAGAATTAATACCACTGCCTTTCTTGGATGCTTTATCAACAAAGTCTTTATAGTTCTCATAAGGTCTCTTTTCTATAATCTTGTTTGCAATGCTGTCTGAAATAAATTTAACTTCTGCTAGTCCAAACCTAATAGAATCTTTCTGTAGTGAAAAGTTTACATCGGACTCATTTACATGCGGAAGCTTTACCTTAATGCCAAGTCTTTTTGCCTCAATCAGATAGCCTGTTCTGGCGTCTTTGTCTCCTTCATTTTTAAGGATCGAGAATAGAAATTCCAAAGGATAATAACACTTAAGCCAAGCGGTATAATAAGAAAGCATAGAATAAGCGACAGCGTGACTGCGATTGAATGAGTATCCAGCATGTGCCTCGAAGTTTTTCCAGAGGTTTTCTGCTTCATCGGTGCTGATATGTTTCTTAGCGCCGTCAATAAACTTATCTTTGAAAGGACTGAGTTCTTTTGCATCCTGCTTCTTACCGATAACCTTTCTAACCTTGTCTGCTTCCGACCAGGTCATTCCTCCCAAGTGTACGCATGCTTGCATAACTTGCTCTTGATAAATAATAACTCCGTATGTATTTTCTGTAAAAGGCTTCATTATAGGGTGAGTATAATGAACTGCTTCGTCTCCATGCTTACGCTTAATATAAGAAGCACCCACTGTATTCATTGCGCCTGGGCGAACCAAAGCATTAGATGCAGCTAAATCTTCAAACTTATCAACCCGCATTTTAATAAGAAGGTTTGTATATGGGGTTGCTTCTGCCTGGAATATTCCCTTTGTGTATCCATCATTAAATATTTTATAAACATTCTGATCATCAAGCGGTATTTCATATAGATTAATCTCTTTACCAGATCTATCTTTAATTGTTTTCAGAGTGTCAGAGATTACAGATAAAGTCTTAAGTCCTAGGGCATCTAGTTTAATAAGACCTATATCTGCAACCGTATCCATGTCGTATGCCACGACTGGAATTCTTCCAGAAACTTCATCGTTTGCATCTGCTCTAGACTCTATTGGAGCATACTTTCTTAAATCATCTTTTGCTACAACAACTCCAGCAGCATGCACTCCAATGCTACGAATTTTTCCACGCAGCTTTTCAGCAAGCCAAGTTACCTCTGGGTATTTTGCTCTGAACTCTTTTGTATTTGGCGAATCCATAAAGTCTTCAAATGTGTCAATAGATTTCATTGCACGATTTACATCAGATAATGGCACCATAAATACACGAGCAGCATCTCTAATTACCCCCTTGTCCTTAAAGTAAGTAAATGTAGAAATAGATGCAACATGCTTAAACTTTTTCTTTAGGTAATCCTTAACCTCTTTGCGACGGCGGTCTTCAAAGTCGGTATCGATATCTGGAAAGTCATTTCGCTCTGGGTTAATGAAGCGGAAGAATAGAAGGTCATACTTGATTGGATCGACATCTGTAATTCCGAGAGCATAGCAAACCAATGAGCCTGCAGCAGAACCACGGCCAGGACCAACCATAATATTATTTGATTTTGCCCATGTAATCATATCGGCTACAACTAGGAAATATGATGCAAATGACTTATCTTTAATTATAGATAACTCTTCTGCAATTCTATCCAAGTAGACCTGATCTTTGTCCAGAGATAGTCTTTTAAGGCCTTCTAAGGCCATATCAGACAGTTTCTTGTCAGCATTGGTCTTTGGGATAGGTAGCAGATCTAGACCTCTATTGAAGTCATATTCTTCAATCTTATTAGCAATTTCCATTGTATTATCATATATATCTGTACGAGTAATACCTGCCTTATTAAAGTCCGCCTCAATTTCAGACCTACTTTGAATAAATAAATTATAGTCTGCAAATGATATCTTGCGGTCTGGATATAGATAATTGAATCTATCAAGCATGTCTGGCATTTGTCTAGACATTTCAAAATCTGCATCCTTATCCGATTTAGGAGATGTAGATAAAATAAGCATTGCTTCTTCTAATATACGATCTTCTTCCTTAGCAAAGTGGGCATCTCCTGTTGCCACCGCTTTAATTTTAAGTTCGTCGGCAAGCTCTAGAAGCTTTGAATTTATTTCTTCTGGATTGTGAGATTGAACCTCAACATAAAAATCTTTACCGAAAGTTTTCTGAAAATCTTTGAGAACCATCTTAGCTTCAGAGAATTCGCCTTTCTCGATAGCTTTAGAGATGAGGCCATTAAGGCATCCAGAGAGTACAATAATACCTTCCGCATATTCCTTAAGCACCTCCCTATCAATACGTGGCTTATGATAAAAGCCTTCTGTCCACGCAAGCTCCTGCAGGGTATTGATATTCTCTAGACCCTTTTTATTCTTAGCTAAAAGAATAATATGATTATACGCCTGAATTGATTTATCTGTCTTAGAAGATCTATCGAATCTATCTGTTGGTGATATGTAAGCCTCAACTCCAAGTATCGGCTTTATGCCAAGCTTCTTTGCAGCTATCTGCATATCACGATGAGAGGACAATGTGCCGTGATCTGTTATGGCGATTGCTGTTTGACCAGCATCTAACGCTGCCTGACACAATTCTTCTGGAGAGTTTAGCCCATCCATTAATGAGTAATATGAGTGAACATGTAAATGTGTAAAGCTCATTCTAACTCCTTCTCAATAGACTGGATAGTAGGGCAGGGGTATTCCCATTCACATTCTTGACAGTTGTAGTTACCTTCTCTATCAATCTCAAATGGCTTATGCAATTCCACTACTGTACGAAGGGCTTTATATCCAGGAGCCTTAAAAGAGTCGTGCCATATTCCTTCTATCTTCTTAGATAGATCATCGTGTGTCATCTAAATAACTCCACACCTATATACCACTTAAAAAAATATAATCCGATTTCCCACTCATTTGCAATTGGATATCCCCAGTTATACAGGTATACACCAAACGAGTACCCAGCCGTTTGTGTTCCACGATTGATCTTAATTCTCATTAGTATCCGCCTGTGCATTCATTTCTAGTATGATATAACCTAATTTTGGTTAATATCTTTTTTGTTGGTGCATATAAATCTTCCTTGCAACATCCGCATTTCATATGCCATTCTCTGGCAAAGAAATCATACAAAGCGCCCACATAGTTTTTATACTTGTTGGAAACAAAAGTCTCAAACGGGTCTGGAATGTCGTATGTTCTCATAATGTTATTCTACTAAATAATGTGGAGGCGGTCAATACCGCCTCCACTATTTAATACTACCAGTCTACGCTGCTGCTTGTTGAAGAAGATTCTCTTTCTTCTGGAGATGATTCTCCAGTGTAGAAAGCTTCTTGCTCGGCGTATGGTACGCTTCTGACTGCTGTCTTTTCTAAGTCGAACAGCTCTACAGCAGAGAAGTCAAATGGCTTCTCATCTTTAGCAAGTGGGATGATCGTGTAGCTTGTGTCTGTCTTAAGACCACTACGCTTTACACGCCACATTAGATTTGTGATACTTCCCATTTCATTTGCATATTCAATCAATGTTGGTGTAATTGTTTTACCACTTACCCCCTGAGAAAGAATTGCCACATATGGCTCAGTCTTTCCATCATCAACTAGAACATTAATGTATAGACGCTTTCTTGCGCCCCAACCAGCCTTTGGATCCTTGCGGTGCTGCTCTTGAGCCCAGTCACGGCCTTCATCTTCCATTGTGTCTAGTGCCTTACGGCGATAATCTTTAGGGTTTGTGTGTTCAATTGCAAAAAATCCGCAACCCATTTTTTCATTATAGTGTGGTGAGTCTGGATCAAGTTCTTGCAAGAAGCGAATCTTTACTGCTTCCCCGTCTTCAATCTTTAACCACTTTGCCTTGCTATCTTCTGAACTAGTGTATGTAACCTTGTCCATTGCTTTTGTCATTCCTGACAAGCCTTTTACTATTCCCATTTTTTCTCCTTATGTATGTAACGGTATATATCCGTTTGTAACCACGTATTTTTTAAGTTCTATATTCAAAGTTAGATATGGCATTTGTTATACAGGCTTTAATATCTTCATCAGACATATCACCTGCATCTTTTACACCCTCTGGATATATTCTACCATAAGAATGCGATGCCCACAAGATGTTTTTATTACTTAATTTATAAGCAATTGCTGAGCCTAAATCTCTTCCTGCCTTATCTGCATCTGTCATAATTAATACTGTATTAAAATATCTATTTAATAAACCTAGGTTGTCCCCAGATATGTGACCGCCTAATGTAGCAACGACATTTGGAAACCCAGCTTGATGCACACGGATTGCATCAAAACTGGACTCCACTACTATAACCCTATCACCAATTTTCTTTGCACGATGAATGTTAAACATCGTTTTGCTTCTTGGGAGGTCCTTGCTATTTTTAAATCTTTTATCTGATATGGATCTGCCAACAACCCCAACTGGAATACCATCTGGACTATGAACTGGAACTGTAATCATATCCATATTGTCTGAATATCCCAACGAGAAATGTTCTATTGATTCCAAGTTAATGCCACGAGATTCCAGATACTGCTTAGCTTTATCATTATTAAGTAAACCGTTATGCAGGTTTGCCAATGTGTCTTTTGAAAACTCAACAAAGTCTGGTTTGTCTTCTAGCATGTCCTTAAGAGACTCATCAAAATTTTCTAAGGCTTCCGACTGCTTAGACTCAATATATCTTAAAGACTGAAACTCGTTCTTGTTTAGAATTCTTTTGACTAAATCACTAAGGGTTCCAGCTTCACCGCAGGAAGGGTTAAAGCAAATATATGCACCTTTTGTTTTGCTAATACTAAAACTTGAAGTGTGTCTATTTGAATGAAATGGGCAATAGGCTAGATAATCATTTGATGTTTCACCCACCATATCTATTCCAAGGCTTTGAACTATTGATTTGATATGGGCAGGGGTGTACTCCGAGCTATCAACTTGCCTTGAGTTATACCCTCTAATTGCCATGCTTTCTTCTTTCCTACATAGATTCCGTGGATAGTCATTAAGAACTTCCAAGTTTGTCCGTCAAATTCTACCGAAAAAGCTGGGTCTATGTCAAGTACCCTGGTGTAGCCAGAGTCTTTCATCTGACCACTTAGTAGATCTTCGTATTGTTTCTTAATTCTGATGATATCGGAATCGTCTAAAAACTCAACGTTTATCTGAAACCTTTTAATATTTTGATGAGTCATTACTCAACTCTGGAAGATCTTCGTATATAGGTGTAATAACTCCTCTATTGATATCCCAATCAAGGAAGAACCTGAAGTCATGACCGTGCCTATTCTTTCTTGATACCACCTCAATTAAATCAGTGTTAGCATGTTTATGAATAGCGATAGCCATATCGGCATCATACTCAATAGCCTTTGACCAAGCTACCTGGCTCATCATAGGAGGTTGCTTTTGATCTGAAATATCATCTGCTGTTGCTGCGGTAATATCAATAATTGGAATACCATTTGTAACTGCTAACAACTTAAAGTCTCTCGATATGTTTCTATTTCGCTCAACTTCAGAGTTGCTTCGCTTGTTATCATTAAAGAGCTGATGGTAATCAAGGATAACTAAATCTGGTTTGTGCTGATCAATTTTGCCTTGAATTGTTGCTGGGGTTACTT